CCCTACTAAAGGAGATAGATATGAATAAAGTAACAATATCAAGAAAGAATTTTAAATTAGCTATGGCTGATGAATTACTCAATCTTATTACAAATAATATAGAGTATACTAAAAGCTATATAAATGTCTGTGATGACATTGTAGGCTTCTATAAAAAGAAGGAACTACAGAAGCTAGAATTCTATAAAGAAGTCTTAGAGTGTAAGGACGGGGCTTCTTATGAAGCTATAACATCTTGTCCTCATTTCACAGATATGAAAGTAGGTAAATAAGCTGTAATTCTTAATAAGCCCTATACTAACTAGGGCTTTTTATAAAAAAGAAGTCTATTATACACTAAATAGATTAAAAAGCAAGTTAATATGTATATTAATTAATATATTATTCTATTCCAATATAACTTGGGGTTGACTTTGGTCTCGAAGTGTGAGACAGTTTAAGGGCTTCGGCACTGGCTGATTGCACTAACCACTTAACGGAGATATAATTATGGTAGGGAAAACAAGATTAACTAAAATTCAAAGGAATACTAATTCTAAGAATTTTAAAATTAACCAAGAAGCTAAGAATAAAATAACAGTTTCTTTTGTAAGTTTGAGGGAAGCAAAAACCTACCTTAAATCAAAAGGTTATTACTATGCTGAGTCATACAATATGAAAGAGGACAGATTCTCTTTATACAAGAATGGCTCTTACTTTATGGAACTCATGTCTACTTTTGATTATTTATCAACAGACTCTATAGAAATGGGTACTGTATGGCAAATAAAACAACTCTAAGATAACTTAGGGTTGACATGGAGAAAAAAAGCTGATAGACTTCTTAGGCTTTTTGGGGAACAACGAATTAATAGTTTTTAAAATGGAGAAGATTATGGACGACAGAGACCACTTAGATATTGTAGATTTTATTGAGAATACTTTATCTTATAGAGAAAACTCACTAGATGCTTATCAAGAAAGCGATATAGATTTAGATGAGTTCATGTTGAATGTACTAGATGTAGGTGAGAAGCCTATAGAGTCTCAATTAGATTTGATGACTTAATAACTTGGACTTGACTTTCGGTTCGAGGTGTGTCAAACTTCTAAGCGAATCGAGAACACAACGACCATATTGGACATGATGTTAAAAGCTTAAAGATAAGACAGTACTAAACTACTCTCTTTCAAACATTAAGACTAAATAATTAAACATCATCTCAAGGGATATAGAGAAACACCAGCATATAAAATTTAAACTAATCTGCATGACCCTCTCCCGACTTAGACATTCGCTTAAGATATGTCTTAGAAAATCTCTTTTTGTTAGTTTTTAGATACGATAAAAACTGACACCCTTTAGTCCACTTGGGACTATTTAACTATCAATATTTATGGAGATAATTATGATAAAAGCAATAAGAAAAGTAACTTATAGTAGAACGGGTAGTGAGACTACAAAATCTATTGAGGAAGCATCCCCAATGGTAAGAGCAGTCTGGAATCAAGCACATAGCTTCGGAGCTAATATTGTTAGAGTCAGACGAGAGCAGAATAGATTTGGAGTGGAACAAGGTAGAACCTTTGATTCACACCACTTTAACAAGGTCTCTGTCTACAAACAGAAAGACCTGCCTAGTGAGGGAGATGCTTTGTATTTTGCAAGGAAGATTCCAGTAACTAAATCTAACAAAGGTATGCAAATACTGGAGATAGCTACCAACATTGATATACAAGATACTTTGGATACCATTGAAGATATACAGTACTATGCTGAAGCATCTTTCTTTACAAGGCTTTACAATAGAATTGTACATGGTACACCAATGGCTTTGTATAGCTAAAGAGAATTTAGTAATTGAGCTTGAGCCTGTAAATTCCTAGATTAAATTCGGGGTTTGGCTAAATTGAGATGTGAAGATACCAAGTACCTACACAATTACTATTAAATCCTAGCGTTGGTTTGGGTAAGCTACCCTTACTGTATCACTAGGCTTACGGACTGCTAGGTAGAGTAGTCAAGTCCTTGAAGGAAAGCATCTTGGACAACTGGCGTAAGCTACAACAGCCAGTATAATATATATAAGTAGACTAGGGTTTGTTAGTTCCCTATGCCAGAAAAGACTAACACTTTAATTTTTATGGAGATAGATATGGGATTTATGTTACAAGGTAAAGATCAGATGTTGGGTGCAAGGCTCTTAACTATGAGAGCAGGACTACAATTAGAACTTAAAGGATTGCGAATGAGCCGAGGTGTTAGCTGTTATGCTTTAGTTAAACAAGAGACAGGCTTGAAAGGTAGTAAGCAAAAAGTTTACGACCAGTTTGAAGTTATGCTTAAAGAAGCAGGAGTATTAAGAGATGAGCAATGAAACCAATGAAGAACTAAAGGATTTAATAAGAGACTCGGTGCATGAGTTATGGAAGCTACCAAGCCGACCCGACTTAGAAGATGATTGTTGTACCTATGTTTTAGAAAACTATGGTGAAGCTTCTATCATTCATATGCTAATAGAGTTTCTATCTAACCATTGCAGTCAAGCAGTATCAAGTGAAGATTTAAAACATATATCAAAGGAGAATGAAAATGAGTAAGCCAGTAATAAGAGTTTACTTTGAAACACCAAACCATTCATACGCTGAAGAGGTAGCAACCTTTACAGAGGAAGAATACTTTGATGCTTGTTACCCTATCTTAGAAAAGATAGCAGAGAAACAAGGCTACATACTAACAGAATCTTTTTCGGAGCTTGAAGATGTATAGTTTAATATCAGTAGGCAGTAATCCTAAAGTCGAGAAGGGCAACAAGAAACAAACAGAATTTTGGAGTGCTATCATGCATTTACACCCAAGCAACACTAAAATATGCCCATACCAAGACATAGCTAAGTGCAAGGAAGGCTGTTTAAATACAGCAGGTTTAGGTGGTGTCTATCCAAGCATTCAAATTGCAAGACAAAGGAAGACAGACCTGTTTCTAAATGACCAAGCAGAGTTCATGACAAGGCTCATCAAGGACATCAAAACTTTTATGAGAGCATGTGATAGGAAGGGTAAGAAACCTGCTCTTAGACTCAATGGTACGAGTGATATCCAATGGGAAACTATCTATGTTTTAGGTCAGAATATCTTTGAGATGTTCCCAGCTGTACAGTTTTATGACTACACCAAGATTCCTACAAGGAAGGTGAAGGACATACCAAACTATCAGTTGACATGGAGCTACAGTGAAGCCAACGATAAGTATGCTAAAAGATTTAATGAGGTAAAGGACAACATAGCAGTAGTCTTTAGAGATAAGAACCTACCAGCTACTTTCAAGGGTAAGAAAGTAATTGACGGAGACCTAACAGACATGAGATTCTTAGATGAATTGAATATTGTAGTAGGGTTGAAGGCGAAAGGGAAAGCTAAGAAGGACACTTCAGGGTTTGTTATAGATGTATTACAAATAGCTTAATAGCTAAGGAGAAATGATATGATGATATTTAATTACGAAAGTAAAAAACAAATGAAGGAACACATAGGTGAACCTTTGAAATACACAGAGACTTCTATGTTCGGTGATGAATATAAGAGTGATGGTAGATTAACAGGTTGCAACAGACCCTATGACCCTAGAGGTACAGGGACTAGAGAGTTCTTTGCAGGTGCTATCATGGTTGATGGTTTAATAACTAAGGTGGAATAATGTCGTACGCAGCAAGCAACACACAGTTAACACCACTAGAAAAACTTGAAGATAAGTTTGATGATATCATTCAAGACTTATCAGAGAAAATAGATGAGTTAGAGTATACTCTTGACTCTCATCAACAAGATATCGGGCAGTTAGATAATGACAAGGCTTGTCTTGAAAACAGAGTAGACGAGTTAGAAAATTTAGTAGATGAATTAACATCTAGGTTTGACACAGAGGAGTAATTTTATGAATAAACCAAAGGATAAAGGTCGTTGGGCATTTCAATTTAAGTGTGCTGACACAGGACAAACTGTATGGAAAAGATATACCAACGAAACAAGTGAAGATGTTATTAAGTTTTTAGAATCTAAGGACTTAAAGTATATCTTGAAGGGTGCTAACAACATCTCTATCTACACACATCAAGCTAAGTATTCTTATTACTATACCACAGGTAAGGGGACAGAACTTTTTAACAGTGCCTTTCATGGTATGAAGAAACAAAAGTACTATCAGCTTAGAGACATTGAACATTTCTATGATTCGTTCTTAGCTCCTAGACTAAAACAAGAGGAAGCAAACTTAACGCTTACCGATAAAAGTATTAACAGCCGCTTCCTATACGAAACAATAACTGGAAAGAATCTAAGTGAAACCTTTTATCCTAGAGATAAGGTATCCTTTTATGAAAACATTGACAAAGAGGATTCTTTATGATACACTATAACAAGATTAAGGTGAGTGCTAAAGTTAAGGCAAAGCATGAGGTATCTGATTATCTTATGCTTCTCTTTAACAAACCAGCAGAACATATTAAAGACTTTGAAACCCTAACATTCAAAGATCAAGAAGAAATTCTTAAACATATCAGTTTGTTTGAGGACAGAATACATAAGTTGTTAGGAGTAAAAATTTAAGGAGATAAAAAGTGCGAGCAATTTTAATAAATCCATTTGATGAAACGATAAAAGAAGCTGTATACACTGGAGACTATAGAGAAATCTATGATCTAATTGAGTGTCAAACCTTTGATATTGTAAATCTATTCAAGGTTGAAGATGATTTATATGTTGATGATGAAGGGTTGTTTAAAGATAACCAAAGATACTTTAGCATTGAAGGTAAGAACTTAGCAGGTAGGGGGTTGATACTATCATCAGACGGAGAAGGTGAATCAATAGGTACAACACTAACTGTTGAGCAGGTAAAAGAGATAGTAGACTTTCTACCTGAAGGACACAAAGAAATTCCTCACATGGAATTCACTGCTTGGAAATGAACAGTAAAAAAATAAAACAATTAAGAAGAAAGGTTAGACCCTTACAGGTTGAGTGGCTACAGTCTATATTGCCTGAAGATCAGGCTGCCACAATCACAACAGATAATGTACAAGACTTAATGCCCGATCAGACTCATGTGTTTGGTAGTGGACAGACACACTTATCTTTTATGTCATACAAGTGGGTCATTAAGATGTTAAAAGAAAACCCTCAGATCAGTACATATAAAGAGCTATCTGAAATTAATAACAAACAAAATAAATAGGAGAAGTAGATGCGAGAATTTGTAATAGGTGTAGAATATGATAATGAAGAAACACAACTAAAGACTTACGCTAACACAGTAGAAGGAGCTATAGATAATATAGTACAGATGTCTTATGTCGATAAGCTCTACTCTATAGTAGACACAGACAGTTTAGAATCATGGGAGTTTAATCAGGACTTAACATATTTAAGAGATTTAAGAAACCAAATGCCTAGTAATATGGCAATGCTGTTTACAGTAGGAGAAAATTAAAATGGATGGTATACTTATAGTTGGGTTTTTACTTCTGTTTGTTTCAATCTTTGTTGTATACCTTTACTTAGTAGAGACCAATAAGATTAAGCCTCATGTACCAGCACCTTATTCTAGGCAAACAATTAAAGAACAACGGGGGCAGTACTATGATGCAGTCACTAAGAAGTTTTACAAGTGGGATAAACTAATGGAGCTACACGAAACAAGAAAGGAGAATAGAAATGACACAATATCTAAATGAAATTTTAACGGGAAGGGAACGAGTGAGTGAAGAAGAACTTGACAAGGTTGTTACATCTTTATACATGCACAAGACTGAAGACGAGAACTACTTCTTGACAACCTTTGCAAGTGGTAGAACTGTTAAAGAATTTGCAGACAAGCGTAAGAAAGATGAGGTTAGTTATGAAAAATAAATTAACACACCTCTTGTATGTTGGTGTGATATCTGTTATACTTTTAACCTTATCAGCAACACAGGTTTTACAAGAAGAAATGAGATTAGAATTAACCTGCAAGAGTTTTATACTCGATGCATACACAGGAAAATAAAATGATAATAAAGAAAAAAATGGTAACGATTAAAGTTGAACAAAGAGATGTTGATTTAATTCTCAGTTGTTGTAACGATATGCAATGGGGTATCAACAGCATGTTTGAGTATGGTAGTATGACAGTCGTAGAACTACATAAGATGGATGATATGTTTAGGAACATTAAAAGTTTGTTAGACATTAAAGATGATGGTGTGTACCCTAACAATTATTACAGGGCTGGTACTAAATGAATTATATGTACGAACGAATGGAAGCAGCAGGAGAGACAGCTATCTTTGACAGAGAAGAACTTAAAAGGTTTGAACAATATGTCTCAGAAAACTACAATGAATTTTATAAGAACAATGTTTCTTATGAGAGCAGGAAAGATGGAGAAAAGTTTATCATAACTTTGTTTGAGAACCCTGTAATAACAATGGAAGAAATACTGCTTGACATTAGAGGATAACTCTGATACAATGTATGTCTTTGATGAGTAATCATTATCATTCAACCCTCTATCTCCAATACAGAGAATGGTGTGATGTAATTAAGATTATAACTCCGAGAGTAGTTACTCAAAACTCTTTTGAATTGATAACAAAGCTATAAAGGAGGAATTTATATGGCTATATTAGAAGGAACAGCGTACTGGGCTAGTATCACTACACCCAATACGACATTTGAACCAGTGTACACAGTTAACCTAGTGGTTGATGATGAGACAGCGAATGACTTTGCATCTCGTGGACACAAAATTAAACAAATGGACGAGGGTCCTGCTGTTATACTTAAACGAAAAGTCAATGGTCCTAACGGAATGGTTAGACCTTCACCTCGTTTAATGGATGCATCTAAACAAGATGTAACAACTGCTGTAGGAAATGGATCGAAGATTAAAGTCCAGTTCAATGAGTACAGTGGCGAAGGAAAGTTCGGTCCTTATGTAGGACTTGATCTACAAGCAGTAATGATTACCGATCTTGTGCCGTACAAGAATGGTGATGGTGATGAGTTCATCTCCGATGGAGAAGAATTCTAATGATCATTACGATTAGGAATGAGGGTGTCGAAACTAACTTCGACATCTCTCAGATTAAAGACGAAGCACTTAAGCAAGAAGCTACAGTGATCGTTCAGAAAGTAGGTAACTTACAAGTTATCATTGAAGCCTTGGACTTTGCAAGTCGTACTCATAGAAGTGGTTTGGAAGAACTATTGAAAGGGTGTGATGAAGCTTTAGTCGAAGCAGAGAGAGCACGTGATGAGGATGGTAAGTTTATTGCAGACGACCCTGAGACACCTGATGTGAACGAAGCTTGGGAAGGTGGTAACAAACCTACTAAGTGATTTTAAAACCGGCTAGGTATAACAGCCTAGCCACCTATTCTAAAGGAGATAGAATGCAAGAACAAAGTAAATTTATAAGACACAAGTTACCCTGCCCTTCATGTGGTGGCTCTGACCCAGTGTCGTTAAACGAGGACAAGTCAGCACATTGCTTTAGCTGTGAGGCTCACTTTCCTAATTATGTTAACGCTTGTGATGGCAAGATTGTCGACACAACACCCAAGCCTCAACTTAGCAACACCTTTTTGAACACATATAACGGGAGTTATGGTGCTCTTACAGACAGGGGTATCTCTGAAGAGACAGCTAAGAAGTTTGGTGTACGAAGAGTTGTAAGTGCAGACAATAAAGTAACACAACATATCTACCCTTTCTTTAATGGTAACGAGGTTGTTGGAACTAAGACAAGGTTTGTAGACAACAAGAACTTTTCATTTGCAGGGACTTACGAAGGCACTGGTTTATTTGGGGAACAGTTGTTCCGTAATACTGGTGGTAAGTACTTGACAATCGTTGAGGGTGAGTGTGATGCTATGGCTGCCTATGAATTGATGCAGTCTAAGTGGGCATGTGTCTCGTTAAAGCGTGGTGCATCAGGTGCTGTTAAAGATGTTCGAGAGAGCATTGAGTTTATTGAATCATTTGAGAATGTAGTGATATGTTTTGACAATGATAAGGCAGGTATAGATGCAGCTAAGAAAGTTGCCCGTATCTTAAAGCCCGGCAAAGCTAAGATTGTTGCACTCCCTACAGGTTGTAAAGATGCTAACGACATGCTTAGACAGAAGAAGTTTCAAGCTTTTATGTCATCATGGTGGGAAGCTAGAACTTATACACCTTCAGGTATCATGGACCTATCAGCTAAGAAATCTGAATGGTTACACAGAGAGACTAAGGAAAGCGTTGCTTACCCTTGGGAAGGACTCAACAAGAAACTATATGGTATGCGTAAAGGTGAGCTTGTAACTCTAACAGGTGGCACAGGACTAGGTAAGTCTAGTGTGACTCGTGAGTTAGAACATTGGCTCATTAAAAATACAGATGATAATGTAGGTATCCTAGCTCTTGAAGAGAACTGGTTAAGAACTGCTGATGGTATTATATCCATTGAAGCTAATGACCGAGTGTATCTTGATGAGAGACGAGGTCAGTACACTGAAGAACAACTAACAAATCTATTTGATAAAGTTATACCCAAAGGTAGGGTGTTTATACATGCTCACTTAGGTGCCACTGATATTGATGAGATATTTTCTAAGCTAAGATATATAATCGTAGGCTGTGAATGTAAGTGGGTTGTGGTTGACCATCTCCATATGCTAGTGAATGTTATGGACGGTGGTGATGAGAGACGAGGGATTGATTCCCTTATGGGTAGGCTTCGCAGTCTTGTAGAAGAGACAGGCGTTGGCATGATACTTGTATCTCATTTAAGAAGAGCTGCCGGTGATAAAGGACATGAGCAGGGTATCGAGGTATCACTCTCACACCTTAAAGGTTCAGCAGGTATAGCACAACTATCAGATTGTGTGATTGCACTAGAGCGTAATCAACAGTCAGAGAATGAAGATGAAGCGAACACCACTAAGGTTCGTGTCTTAAAATCTAGGTACACTGGTGACACAGGGTTAGCGTGTAGCCTAAGATATAACAATGAAACTGGTAGACTCTTTGAGTTATCGGAGGAGGAAACATTTGACAACACAGAATTCTAAAATAATATTTGACATAGAATGTGATGGTCTTAAACCAACCAAGCTACATTGTATTGTTGCGAAAGAAGTAGGTGGGGCTATACATGAGTTTCCACCACATAAAATTGATGAGGGTATTGAGTTTCTTAAACAAGCTGATACCTTAATCGGACACAACATCTTACGATTTGATCTAGATGTTATTAAAAAACTAACAGGTGTTGATCTCTATAATAAAAATATAGAAGATACTCTTGTAATGTCTAGACTGTTCAAGCCTATTCGTGAGAACGGACACAGCTTAAAGGTGTGGGGTTATCGTGTTAACTTTGCTAAACAAGAACAGCCTATAGACTTTAACGAGTACACACCTCAGATGCTTGAGTACTGTTGTAATGATGTTAAGCTAAATGAATTAGTTTACTATGCTTTACTACAAGAACAGCGTGGGTTTAGTGATGAGTCTATTGCTCTTGAACATAGGGTTGCTAGAATTATATCCGATCAAGAAAACAATGGGTTCAAGTTTGATGAACGACAGGCTACTACATTACTGGCTGACTTAAAAGCTAAGATGTATGAAGTAACTGATGAGGTACAGCGTACCTTTAAACCTAGAATGGTTGATGTTA